ACTTTGAAGCTGCAAAGCAGCGTAAGTCTATTGAAGACACGCCGCCGTGGAATGACAGTGATGATGGTGATTTGGATTACTTCAAGTCACTTGCTGACTAAAGAGATTAGGGGAGCTTCGGCTCCCCTTTTTGTTATGCAAAATGTCCGTTGTATAAGTTGGTACTTTGAGCATCATATAGTCGAGCATTGTTAAATGCTCTAAACTGTGATGGAGGTGTTTGTGGATTGCCATCAGCCATATCCATAAACAGACTTGGATTCTGTGCTGACTGTTGAGGCACTGGCTGTTGTGGAGGCATAGGTGGTCTCATGGCACCTTGATTCTGAGCTGGCATATCTGTTGCACTGCTATTGATAACAGGTGGCTTTGGTGTTATTGTTTCAGGTTTCACAACAGGCGTAGGCGTAGTTGACTGCACCGCACTCTCTACTGATGCCGCAGGAGGTGTTGCAGGTGGTTTGACTTGAACAGATGCAGCTTTCTTTGCTTCTTCTTGCGCCTTTATTCTTTTTTCTTGTTGTTCATACCAATCAAAAGGATCTATACGACCAGCTTCTAAAGATCCTCTCGTCTCTTCACGACCTGGTGGTCTACCGCCTGTTTCTTCATAATAGTCCTTCTTTATCACTTCCATATGAACATGAGGGAAGTCATAACCAGCATTACCAGATTCGCCAACATAACCAAACGTTTGACCAGATTTAACTTTATCTCCTACTTTCAATGGTTTGCCGTCAGGTCCTTTGGCAAAAGCTGATTCGGCACCACCTTGATCTGTACCAAGGTGTGCATATCTATGGACTGTTCCATCAGGAAACTCAATATCCATTACATACCCATAACCTTTACCATTACCACCACTCTTGTAAATTTGTCTTATTGTGCCATCTGCTGGCGCTCTTACAGGATCTCCAACTTGACCTGGCAAGTCAACTCCCGTGTGATATGTGCCTTTAGCTCTTGGTCCGCCAAATGATCTAGAACCTGGTGCGCCACCTGAACGAGGTACAGCATTAGGATCAAGAATGCTCGTTCCTTCTTGACTGCCTCCTACTGGATTCATTATACCAGTTGTGCTTATAGGTGTTGCTGTATCATAGTATTTGTTTTGATTTTCATAAACAGCTTTAGCTAGTTTTTTCTCATTATAGCTCATCTCTTGAGCTTCCATATCTTTTCTGGCCGCTGCAATCTGTTCTGGCGTGGCATTACCATCAACCTTCTTGTATGAGTCCTTCATCAATCCAGTAGCTTGTTCTCTGTTCTTACTATCATCTGAGAACATTCTCTGTGCGTGTGTCATCACATTATCTCTACCATTATCTGATCTACCCCAATACTTTTCATGTGGACTGCCAGCATTGATGGTAGAATATAGGGCAGTTCTTTTTTCCATTAGAGATGCATTAGGATTATCTTTCAGCCACTTCTTATAGCCACGATCTTCTAAGAAGTTACCTACAGCCACCATCTGTTCATCGAACGTCATACCTGGCTTGAGGTATTTCGCTTGTTCATCTGGACCAAACTGAATGAGACCTTTGTAGTTTCCACCTTTACCACCCATAATGTTCGGATCAAAAGTTCCTTTAGTTTCATATGAAATTACAGTAGCAAGATCGGCAGGGTCAACACCTAATCTGTTGGCTTCACGTAGAATAGCTCTTTGCTTTTCACCAGCATTCTCGGTTGCAACATTTGTTCCTGAAATAAGATTGGATATTTCTTGATCACTCATCTGAGATGTTTTTGTTGGAATAGCCTTAATCAAAGTCTTACCATTTTCATCATGCACTCTGGTAAATCCAAGCTCAGCCAATTGATCTGTAGGAATAGCTTTCATATACTTGACACGAGGATCACCCTCTAAAGCACCTGCACCAACATCTTCATATGCATTATCAACGTTTATGCCTTTCTTGAGTAGATCGGTTTTCATTTCATCTAGAGTCGGTCCCTCTGCATAATTACTATTTCTGTTTCTATAGCGAATATCATTACCACCAGAAAGAGCAACATCCAATCTAGAACTGTATTGATTTACATTACCAACATCTGGCAGCTTTTCGCGGTAGTATCTAGGGAACAGACTGACCAACTGACCAGGTGTCAATGCACTGATCATGTTATTGATTAAACCAGATTCCGCGGCCGCCGCTCTCTCAGATGGCACCAGCTTAAGCAGCTTCTTATAATCAACGCTCATTTCTTTTAGATTAAATGCCATTACCGTCTAGTTGCCTTCTTTACTGTTGATGCCTGATCACGAATCTTCTGATCTTGTTCTTTTAAAAACTCTTTGAGTAAATCTATGTAAATCATTCTTTCCCATGGTATCATGCTTTCAATCTCAGATAAACTGTATTTGTGGTGCTGTACCAAAGCAAAGTTTGTCTTATAGTGATTCATCAAATTATCATGACCAAGCATTACTGAAAAAAACGGGCAAAATCCTGATACTTAATATCATGTTCGAACCCACACTTTGGGCACTTTGCCTCAGCCTTGATGTAGAATGTAGGAAAATTGTCAATAAAATTTTCCAGCTTCTTGTACTGGTCTTGGGTTAGTGCTTCCAAAAAATCTCTCAGTTCTTCCTTAGAGAAATCTTTTTGTGTATATACATTATCGTTTGTCAAAATCTTATCCACACAACTCATAATCACTCTAAGCTTTCGCTCTATAACCGATTCATTACTGTTAATCAGTTTCATTATCTCATACGTAGGATATTTCATCTTCATTGTAAGCTTTTCTGATAGCTTTATGGTAGTGTCAACACTCTCGTTTTTTTCTATTTCACATTTTGATACGTCGATATCTGCATCAAATACACCACCACACTTACCATTTTCGGTATCGTTATTGCATGTATAGCTGACCTCTATCTTCTCACCAATCGATTTAGCTCTAAGAGCAATGAAAATGTAGTCGATATCAAAGAACGGTAGCTTATCAATCTCTAGAGGTTCCAACAGGCAGTTATTAATTACCTGCTTAGTTGTCTTAATAATATCCGCTGTATCGTTAGACTCAACGGACATTAGCAGAAGCTTTTCCTCTTTTACCAAGAAGGGTCTAACCTTTACCATGTTGCCTGTAGAAGGCACCTTTATCTCATAAATCGGCACATCAATTTTGGGTAAACTCATATTAAATATCCTTTATTCAATTAAATTATTATCTAGCGAGAAATCCTAGGTCTAACGTATGGATAAATACCAGGTTCCGTATCCTTATTCCTTCTTGTCCACTTAGAAAATGTAAACGACACAGCCAGTCTTTGGAAATTATCATCTGCCCATGTAACAGGCTGCGGATTAACCAGAACAGGAAATGCATCATGAAGAGTCCAAGCATAGGATGCATATGGTTCAGTCTTGCTCTGCGTTTCTTCTCTTTGTTCGTTTTGCTTTATTAGAGGCGTGTCGCTCATTTGGTACATGTGTATTTCGGCCTTATATGAGTCCTTATACTCGAAATCAAATGTGTTTGTTGGATTAATTAGTTCCATCCAATCGTCAAAGAATTCACGCTCAAATGATTTATTGCGGCATAAAAACGTCATGGCAGTTTCTTGATACTCAGTCATATATGGCACCTTGAATTTAGGTCCATGATACGACAAATCAATATGCATGAAGCCTCTGCCAGGCAATTCGGCGGACTCACACAGATATTGGAGCTGAGGCATCATATTTCTATATTTGGTCAGCTTAGAATTTACTCCACTTGGCTGGATTCTGACTATAAAACGAGAGGATTTGCCCAAACCATTGTACATCGAAGACATGGAATGGAAATCAGTCATAGTCAAACGTTCTGGTGGATTGTCTATATTAAAACTTGCCATTTGTTATCCTTGCGCGACCCATACTGCTACGGGTAGTTCTAGTGCTTTGTCCCATTCATCCGCTGTAATTTCTACGAATGATGAACGAACCTGTGTAAATAGATATCGCTTGATACATGGTCTGGATGCAGAGGCTATTTTCTTGCTTCTGTTTAATAAGTCATAGGTCATTTTAAGTCTGGTCGTTTCATCCATTTTGGAATTAGACCTAAATTTCATTAGCATGTCCAATAAATATTTTCTCTCGCCGAACGATAGATAATGCATATTCAGACCAAGAAAACCATCTGGATATCTCTCAATAGGAAATACCAGTGGGAATCTATCATATATTGGAAGCGTGTCTTTGTGCTTTGGATCGTACCAAAAGAAATACATTTTACCAATTACGGTATTATCTCTCTTGCGTTCCTGATTAGCCATGATCTTCTTACGGTAACCAGCAGCGGATGTTGCTTTACCCATAAACCATGTCTGTATTTGATTTTGATTATATTTTGCCATGAATGTATTTATTTCACTTGACAACCACTTGACAAGCGTGTATTATGGCTATGTCCTGTATGAATGAATACTCTTATTTGATACCTAAGTGATCTTCAGTCATTATCTTGAACTGCCAGCCTCTATCTGAACAGTAGTCTTCAGCAGCTTTCCACTTAGCTTGATTCTTGCCCCATGTAGTAACCTCAGTGATATATTGCTTTGTTACTCTCTTTTTCTTCTTAGGTTCTATTGTTTCTTTCTTGGGCTTTACCTCTATCAGCATTTCCACTAGTTTACCATTTTCATCTATTCCCTTAACATAGAAGTCAGGGAAGTATCTATGGTACCTATTATCCAGTGGTGATATGTATGGTATTGCTATTTCCTCAGATGACCACTGAATTACTGATTTATTCTCATCCAAGTGTACCATTAGCTTTCGTTCCCATAACGAACGGAATATGATGTTCGTCGGGTTACCCTTGTACTTGGATGGGTTCTTTGGAGTAAATCTGCCTTTGTAAGTTTTCATATAAATATATAGAAACAATTTAAGGAACTAAAAATGACCATTGGTGCAACAGATGCAAACGGAAATCCGCTTCCTGAAGGGTCACAACCAAATATTGGAGCAAATGAAGAAATACCAGTAGATACCTTCGCAGGCAACATTGAAGACAATACTCTAGGTCAGTCTGAATATGATTTCAATTATACCACATTTCCAGAAGACATTAATAATAGCTATATTGGTCACTACATGGTCATCAATATCAATGTTCCTGTATATTTAACCAATGCATTTAGTCCAAGAACAGCATATCAGACGAGTGATAGTAGATTCAGAATTGCTGGTCAAACACTGACAGCCGAAAGTTCTAAGGTGGATGCTCTGAGATTTGGTGGAGCAGAAAACTTTAATGCATCTGGTTCCATGAGACCTGTTGATGAATTTCTAGCTGTGCCTAGATTTACTAGAAGAATTAAGGAATCTATTGCATTATTCATGCCAACGCCTATTGTATACACGACGACCAACGACTATCAAGAAATCAGCTTGTCTGCCCTTGGTACAGGTTTGTTAGGACAGATTGGTGGTTTTGCTGGCGGACTAATTGGTGGTGAACGAGGTGCAACGATAGGTTCTTCTGTCGGTAATACAGTTGAAAAAGTGGCAAGTAGAGGTGCAATGCTTGCCAGATATCCTATCAATCCTAGAGTTGAAGTTCTTTTTGCCAAAACAAATTTAAGACAGTTCAGACTCGAATTCCTTTTAGCTCCAAGAAATCAAAAAGAGTCCTTGAGTGCAGAAAGAATCATCAGAACACTCAGATATCATTCAGTACCTGAAATTGATTCGATTACTAATATTGGCAGCAGTGGTATAGCCTTTGTTCCACCTGCTGAATTGGACATTACATTCTACAATAAGGGTATAGAAAATGCAGTTTTGCCTAGAATTAATACTTGCGTGATAGATGCGATTGAAGTGGACTATGCACCACAAGGAGAATATGCTACATTCTCAAATGGGCATCCAGTTGCGATGAGATTAGGTCTAGGTCTAAGAGAAGTCGAAATTCTACATAAGCGTAGAGTTCTACAAGGATTTTAAGATATGGGAAGATTTTTCGATTTATTTCCTAGAACAGCATACACACTATCAAATAAGAAATATTCTGAATATCAGCAGATAACCAATATTCTGTTCAGAACGGCATTTGTCCGTGACCTGGTATATAATACCTCTGCGTATATTCAATACACAATAAAAGAGTCCGATACACCTGAAATTTTGGCATCAAAGGTCTATAAGGATCCAACAGCATATTGGATAATACTGTATGCAAATGATATTATTGATCCACAATTTGATTGGCCGTTAACAACAACAAACTTCAATAATTACATGGTAGACAAGTATCGTGCCATGGCTGAAGATGATGAAAATCAAACACTCCAAGATTATCAGGTAATAGCATGGACTCAGGATCTAACCAATGCAAATTCAGTCCATCACTACGAAAAGGTCGTAAAGCAGGAAAATTTGAGTGCTGGAACGACAACTGAATTTAGATACAGAATAGATGGTGATAGATTGACAGATAATGTACCATCTGTGCCTTATGATAATTATGAGGATCTAACAGCAACACAAAGCGTGGTACCAATTAACCTGACAAATGGTGAAACTGTAATCCAAACAACATACAGGAATTCTGTGACATACTATGACTATGAATTAGAAAAAAACGAAGCTAAGAGAAATATTCGAATCATAAAAAGTGAATATTATCCTCAGATTGTCAAAGAATTTGAAGCACTATCAGGTGTGCCTTTGCCATCATTCTTTAGAAGAGTTAACTGAATATGGCAGTAAATAATACCAATATACCTACAGAATCAGATATCCGAACATTTTTGGAAGTTGAGTTTGTAGGTATTCAACCTGATAATGCTGTAGATGTTAGCATAAAAGAAGCGATATTAAGCGAAAGTCTATTGACACCTGGTCTTCAAACATCTGTAGTTATAGACAGTCATCTTCATATGTCCATGCTAGATTCCAAGCAAGTTGCAAGGACAAAGAATTTTGATGACTACAAAGAAAAGGTAATGAATCTAAAAATAACCAGACCTTTGCTTAAAGATTATTATGGTATGCAAAGCGAACTGAATGTTTCTCAGAGAATTTACAGGTTAGATCAGAGAAGACTTCTCAATAACAATAACGAAACTTTCAGAGTCCATGCTTGTGATGATTCCCTATTAAATGATGCCAGATCACTCGTAAGTAAATCATGGAAATGCACCACTCCAACTCAGATAGTTGAGGATGTTTTGAGAGCATGTGCTGGTGTAACACGCCTTGAGACTGAATCATCTGGTCCAACCAGAGATTATATTGCTGAAAATATCCATCCATTTCAGGTGGTGACTCAGCAAGCAAATGCAGCACTAGCAGCTAATGGTAATGATCCATCATTTGTTCACTACATGACATATGAAAATTTTGGTACACACCACTTCAAATCAATATATGAGTTGGCCAGATTACCTGTAATTAATCCACAAAAACCTTTCATATTTGTGGAAACAGGTATCAATAGTGGTTACGGTTATCCATTTAGTATTCTGAATTATTCATTCCCTTGCGATTTCGATTTATTGTCTGATCTGCTAAATGGTGTAAATCCAGATGGTTCATTGAATACATCTCTATCAGTGACAAATCCACTTGCATCTACCAGCAGTCTTTTTGGTGATCAATCGTTAGGATGTGGTATTGGTGCAGGTGTGTATAATGTGACCAAAACTAATTTTTCTACCGAGCAAGCACAAGACCAGTGTAAGTTTGAAGTAGAAAAATATCTGTTAAGACGCCAAGCTAGAATGGCTTTGCTAGAACAAGACAAGATAGCATTGAAGATCACTGTGCCATGGAATCCTATGTTAAATGTAGGTAAGATGATAGATGTCCGATTTGCCAAAAAAGGTACAAAGACACCAGAATATTTGTATGGTAGTGGTAATTATTTAATTGTAAATTTAGTTCACACAGTAAAGAATGGTGGATATTCGACCACTACAATGGAATGTGTGGCAGAATCAGTAAGTCGAGGAATAGTATAAAATGGCAATTGATCCAACAAGACATAATGGTAATGAAATTTTGGTAGGATATGTCATAGCTGGTCACGGAGACAAAGCAGATCCAAATCAGTTAGGTTTGTCTAAGATTGGTTTAATTCAGCGTCACGGACTTGGTGTGAAAGAAGAGCATTTAGGTTATTCTCAAATGCTTATGCCACCCAATCAATCAGGTGCAACTGAATTTAATGGTGTGCCTGATCTTGGTCAAGCTGTAGTGTGTCTTAAGAGTGGTCCACCTGGTGCATCTGACTTGCTTATTCTTGGTTGTTTACCCGAGTATCAATTACCAGGTGGTCAAGCAGGTAATCGAGATGTTAAACAATCTGTACCAATATATGCAAATGCAGTGAAGGAAGCAATTGAAGTTCTTATACCACCGCAAATTAGAGAAGTGATTCGTGATGGTGCGCGTATACGTGAAATAGTAGAAAAAGGACAGAAGCACAAACATGAACTGCTTAAAGGTATTCCATCTCACGGTGCCATTTATTCTTTAGCTGGTGTTTCGCAAAAGCAGCTAACAAATATTTCAACGGCTACACAAGCGTTTAGTAATATTCTGACAAGTAGCATGATGAGTGCTTTGCCTGGCAACGTATTTTCCATAGGTAATTTGCTTAATTCACTAACGTCCAGCGCACTGGATGAATTGCTATCATCGATGCCACCTGCCATTGCTCTTGGTACTCAGAGTTTATTCAATTTAATGCAGACAATTGAAACTGTGGAATCAGGTGGATTTAATACTATGGGTAAAGTTGACCCAGCAACATACATAGCCAATGCTGTAAATCTGCTTAAAGGCAATCAGTCATTGGGTGAAGTTGTGAGCAATCTACAAAGAATGCAGGTTGATACATCTCTATTTGGTGTGGAAAAACTAGGTAATGCAACGTTTGATATACCTACCGCATTTGGTGTAACAAAGATGATCTTATCTCCTACAGGAGAAATAATAAACGAATTGCCAGATGCTGTTCAAAAAGGTATTGAAGCATTTAATACATTGATGACTTCAGGTATTGGGTTTCCAAATGGCACACTAAGTAATATGTTTGGTGATTCTGCTTCCGTCATGTCTTCATTGTTTGATAGACTTCCGCCAGAAAAGCAAACAAACGCCAAAAATATGATGGAAGGTGTAATTGCGCCAGGAACAAATCAAAGCAAACTATTAACCGATGTTGCCAATCTCGCTCATTTTGGAAAAAACTTAGCAGAACTATTTTAATGTGTGAAAAGGAATAATTATGGCAGTCTATAAGCCACCTGGTAATCCAGTAGGAACAACACCAAAAGAATTTAAAACGCCGCCAGACGCAAGAGATACTGGTGGTGAATATCCGAACTACTCTATTAAAAAGACACGTTCTGGTCATGTCATGATCATGGACGATACACTGGGTTCTGAACATATCACGCTCCAGCATCGCGGCGGTTCTATGATTCAGTTTACACCAGATGGTAAAATTGTTTTCACTTCTCAGAATGGTCAATACAATGTAATATTCGGTGAGAATCGTATGCTGGTAACAGGTGCATATGACGTTGCGGTACAAGGCAGTGGCAGCTTGGTAGTAGATAAAGACTATGATGTAACTGTTAAAGGCAATTATAACATGGTGGTTCATGGCGATATGAACATGACTGTAAAGAATTTGAATCAAACTATTCGTGGTAACATGGACATGACTGCCAAAGATGTTACAATGAAGATGGAAGGATCAACTACAATTTCATCTCATGGTATTACCAACATATCATCTGACGGCGGAGCATCGTTTACATCTACAAGTGATTCCGTGTTTATTGCTGGTAAACAGAATGCAGGTATTAAATCAGGTAGAAAGATGATGGTAGAAGCGGGAAGCAGTATGCATATGAAGTCTTCTTCAGCAATGAATTTACAGACAGGCAGTAAATTGTCTCTAAAAGGTGGTTCAATTGCTGCGGATGGTTCTGATGGCGCACCTAATATTCTTCTTGCTTCTGGTGCTTCAGAAAGCGCGGATGCAGTGGAAGTATCATTTAAGAAACCAACAAGTCCAAATAGAGAGACATAAATAACAATATGGCAATAACATCCAGAACACCAGACTATTCTGATTTAGACCTTGATTTCTTACCACATCCTACCACGGGCGATGTGATAAGAAAAACAGGTGCGGATGCTATCAAAAGATCAGTTAGAAATTTGATATTGACGAATTTCTACGAGAAGCCATTTAGACCAAGCATTGGTTCTAACACATTAAGACTATTGTTTGATAACATAACACCTTTAACCTCAAATTTTATTAGAGATGCCATATTTGAGGTAATACGAAACTATGAACCAAGAGTTGAGATAGTTGATATAAAAGTCGATATGGACATTGATAACAATGGATATAATGTTAGATTTGATTTCATCGTATTAAACAGAAACGCACCTTTAACAATGTCGTTGTTCTTAGAAAGAATTCGCTAAATGTCAGCCAACACATCAATAACAGTTACAGAACTTGATTTTGATACAATCAAAAACAACCTAAAAACATTTTTAAGAAGCCAGTCTCAGTTCCAAGATTATGATTTTGAAGGTTCTGGCATGAATGTTTTGTTGGACATTTTAGCCTATAATACACATTACAATGCCTATTATCTTAATATGATTGCCAATGAGATGTTTCTTGATACATCCAAGATCCGTCAGTCTACAATATCACATGCAAAACTAATCAATTATGTTCCAGAAAGTTCACACGGTGCAGAAGCCATAGTAAATATTGTTGTGACGCCTTCCCTTGCAGAGGATCCTACAGATTCCATTTCAAGTCTAACTCTAAACAAGTACACTAAGCTATTGGGTGCGTCCTATGATGGAATCAATTATCCATTCGTCACGCTAAATTCAAATACAGCAATAAAAGAATCTGGTTCCTTTACGTTTGCAAATGTTACAATCAAGCAAGGCGAAGTTGTTACCAGACAGTTTTTGATGGATTCAACAAACACAAAAAGAGCATTCAATCTTCCTTCTGCTAACATTGACACAAACACTTTGGTGGTAACTGTTCAGGAATCAGCATCAGATACCGAAACAAGTTCATATGTCCTTGTAGATGATTTAACTGAGGTAACAGGCAATACCAAAGTTTATTTCATGGAAGAAGATGGTGATGGCACATACAAAGTCTATTTTGGCGATGATGTAATTGGTAAAAAACCAAGGAACGGTAATATCATAAGCATCACGTATTTGGATACTGTCGGTTCAATGGCTAACAAGATCAATGCATTTAGCATGGTTTCAAGCATAGGTACATTTGATGATGACATTGTAGTATCTTCTCTAGGTCCTTCATATTCAGGAACAGAAAAAGAAACCATAGACGATATCAAATACCGTGCGCCATATTTCTATGCCACACAAAATCGTGCAGTAACAGTTAATGACTATGAAACATTAATCATTAAGGATTATCCTAATATCGATTCCGCTGCAATTTGGGGCGGTGAAGATAATGATCCGCCTGTGTATGGTAAAGTATTCCTATCTCTAAAAACAAAAGAGAACTTCTTCTTGACTAATCTTGAAAAGGAAAATATCAAAACATCTCTAATTGAGAACAGAAATGTTTTGACTGTTGTTCCTGAGATTGTAGATCCAGAATACACATATGTTTTGGTTAGAGGTGATGTTCAATATCAACCAACTCTAACCGCACTCACTGATAATCAAATACGTTCATTCGTTACTGCCTCTGTTGATGATTACAAAACAGATAATCTAAGCAAGTTTAGTTCGGTATTTCAAAAGTCAAAACTTCAAAAGAATATTGAAGAATCTGAAAAATCTATAACAGGTTCGAACATCCAAATCCTACTTCAGAAG